TACGTAAGGAGTTTCAGGATCAAGCTGGAAATAGGGTTCGGTTTCTTAAACGGTGCCCCCATTGGATTCACCGCAGGAATCCTTTCTGAGGTGGACACCCCGTATACCGACCCTAGAGGTCTTCGAGTCTAACCCCCTCCAATTCCAGCGCCGCGACCACGGCCAGCAGGAACGTCGCGGAGAACGTCCCTCGCGCCAGCTTGGAGGTAATCGAGGCTTCCGTTTCCTCCAGCCCGTGCTTCGAAAGCCGCTTGGCTAGCTCCGCATAGGTCACGTCAGCGCGGGTCAGTTCCGCTTTCAGGAAGCGGCGCACCCGGTCGGCCCAATCGGCCTCTTTGGTTGGCGTACCCACCCCAAAAATCTAGCGGCATCCTGTCATTTATGCAAGATTTCTGTTGACCGCGACCGTAGGTTGGCCGATTATATGTGCAAGGAACCTTGCACATACGGCAGATGTCTCAGCACTTCCTCCTTTCCGCAGCCGCCCGGTCGCTCTCGCTAGCGACCGTTGCGCGCATGTCGGACGAGGAAGCCCGCGAGATGTTCAAGGCGATCCGCTGGGCCGACAACAACGGCCAGCCCTATTGCCCCGCGTGCGGCTGCGCCGAGGTTCTGGCCTACAAGTGCCGCCCGCTCTGGAAGTGCAAGGGCTGCGGCCATCAGTTCTCGGCTACGGCAGGCACGATCTTCGCCAGCCGCAAGCTGCCGATCCGCGACTACCTCCTTGCCATCGCCATCTTCTGCAACGGCGCGAAGGGCCATAGCGCGTTGCAGCTCTCCCGGGATCTGAATTGCCAATACAAGACGGCATTCGTTCTTGCGCACAAGCTGCGCGAGGCGATGGCCGCTGAGGATAAGGGCGCGAAGGCGTCCGGTTCGGTCGAGATCGACGGCGCTTATTTCGGCGGCTACGTGAAGCCCGCGAATTACAAGGCGAACCGCGTTGACCGTCGCCTGCTCGAAAACCGTACGGGCAAGCGGCGCGTTGTCGTCGTCATGCGCGAGCGGCAGGGCAAGACCCTGACGTTCGTTGCCAATAGTGAGGGCGCTTCCGTCGATACCATCCGCGAGCGTGTCGAGATTGGCAGCACGGTCTACGCTGACGATGCCTCACATTGGAACGCGCTGCATGCGCGTTACCTCACGAAGCAAATCGACCATTCTGTTTGCTACAGCGATGGCGAGGCTTGCACCAACCAGGCCGAAAGCTTCTTCTCTCGTCTGCGCCGCGCCGAGATCGGCACTCACCACCATATCGCTGGCCCCTATCTCGCGGCCTATGCCGCCGAGATGGATTGGCGCGAAGACAATCGCCGCGCCAGCAACGGGGTTCAGTATCTCGCCATCATCGACGCCGCTCTAAAGCATCCGGTTTCGCAACAGTGGTGCGGCTACTGGCAGCGGAGTGCGAAGCATGGATAACGAACACGCAGTCAACGCGCTCTTGCGGAAGCGCGCGGAACTGGCCGGGCAATTCGAGCATCACCAAGCGAAGGCGCGCCAGTTGCTCATCGACATAGACAACGTGGACGCCACGATTCGCATGTTCGCGCCGGAAATGGATTTGAGCGAGATCAAGCCCAAGCCGATGCCGCCACGTCACGCGGCGTACAAAGGCGAAGTGGCGCGGATCGTTCTTGGCACACTGCGGGACGCGGGGCGCGCCTGCTCCACTCAGGAACTTACGATGCACGTTATGGCAGAGCGCGGCATGAACACCGCCGATAAGCGGCTGGTGAAGACAGTTGCAAAGCGCGTGGCAGCCTGCCTAAGGCATCATAGGATCAAAGGCGTGGTCCGTTCGGTCGGAAGCTTAGGAAAGCGGTTGCTTTGGGAATCCCCGCACACTGATCACCGGTTCGGAAACACCCGATGACCACGGTCAAGCCAAACCAAAAAGAACGTGTTCTCTGACTCGGCCCCATGAACTCTAGCCCGATCACTAACCTTCAATTCGATCATGGCTTGGTCTTGCGACAACGAAGGGGGACGCGAGAAACCAGCGCCGGGCGGCCCCTTGTGGATCGTATAGCCAAACCCGCCATCAAGCTTTATCTGAGCCCAGGTCATGCCCTGTAGTTTGTCGATGAATTTGCGGAGGCGCTTTAGATCAGCCGCGTTCCACTCGGACAAACATTCCGACCGCGAGTGCCAGTACCGGAGTGAGATCGCGACGTTTTCGGCCGGGGGAGCTTCAACTGAGACTGTTGGAGTCGGCGCCTCAGGAGCCGGGACAACAACTGGTTTATCAGTATTTGAACCCATGTTTCTGGACATGCTCGAAGAATTTCCGCATAGCGGTCTTCGAGATAACTTCGTTCGTCCGCGCCTCTTTTGGCAAGTCCCCTCTCGCGTCGCGCCATGGAGCTTCCTTGTGCGTCATATATTCAAGACGCTTCGCGGTATAGATGCCGTACTCGCGATTAATCGATTCCAGGAGCCGATTGGCGCGCCCCTCGATCTTCCTAGTAATTTTCTGGCGGGGCAGGGCTTCGTACCCAAAGCCCTTAAATTGCTTCCACACGGATTGCGCCACGGGACCATGCGCCCACGCTTCTAGGTCCTCATCAAACAGTGAGGTGCCCAACAAGGCGAGCGCCCAGCCTTGGGCGTAATAGATTAACTTTTGCACCTTGAGATGCGTCATCGCATCACCGGCTTCGTAGTCGGCGGCATTGACGAACCACTTTGCGACATCTAGGGCGGTATATTCAGATGGTGTCTTGGCCATCACCGCCTCCGACTAACTCCATGGGTCGCAATAGGTCTCTTCCCGCGAGTCGCTGACGGTTCCCCCGCTCCCGCGGGCGGGAGCATATCTCGAATTTCGGTTTCGTCAATAACAAACATCTAACCCATTGATTTGGTTGCCTGCGCACAGCAGGACAGATGCCCTGCCGTTTCCGATTTTCAAGGGGTCCTTGGCTTCCGAACCGGCCTTATGTAGCAGCCGCCACAAGCCGGACGAAAAACCGCCCGGCGAGGGGGAAGCCGGGCGGTCAAGGTCAGTGAGGTTAGTCGCTGCAATTCCGATCGGGGGAAGGAATTGCGTTAGAGACAACACGAGGTTTCTGGCGAACGTTCCAATACGCCCCGCGCTAATGCAGTTTCGTCGGGTCGGGCCTTTGTTCCATGTGCTCTGCATAAGCCTCTAGCTCAGCCGCTACGGCAAACAGCTTGGCGGCAATGGTCGGGTCCTCCGCAGCCAGGTCCGAAGCGGCTCTTTGCAGCTGGATCGCCTTTCGACGCAGATAGGCGGCATCTTCGCGGCGGTACGACATCGCCCGAGAGTATAGGCGACGCCGTTACAATTCGCCTTTCTTTTGGTACTGCAAGGCTAGGTGCGCTTGCTACCTAATGCCGGAGTTTTTGCTGCGCTTTGGGCTGGGACTATAGCGGCGCCCAATATCTAGTTGCGCTTTTGCCCGAGCGGTCTATACTGATGGTTGACCGCTTGGCTTTTCCGGCTTCGGCCGATGTAGCGCGGTTCACCCAGGCGCCCGCCGAAGCCTCATCTTCGCGGCGTCATATCCATTGGGAACTATCCGGTTGACGTACCAGAACGCGAGAGGCAATTATCACTTTGACGAGTAAGGCGCGATTAGTAGATTGCGACGGTTGCGAACGTCGCCCGCTCCCTACGCGAGATGTAGATATGGCGACGACAGGCCGGCGCAGGAAACGGACGGAATTGGAGATTACGGGCGCTATGCTGTCCGCGGGTGCGGACGCTTTTCTTTGTGTCGATACGGGTCGCTTTGACACGGCTGCCAGCGCGGCCTACGCCGTGTTCAAAGCGATGGTTCTAGCCTCGCCACCACTTCGAAGCCTCTTTCGAGGCTTATCTTCACGCCATTCCTGATCGCGCCCTGGGGATTCTTCGCGCGAAAGTCGTATCCGCGCGAGGATCGCTCGAAACTGTTTGCGGGTAAGGCTCGGTTTACGCGTGCGCGCGCTTGCTGTCAGGCTGTCGATATAGGAGCCGCTTGCCCTTCGCGCCGCGCAGCAGTTTCTCGCGGTCTGTGCGCCGCTGCAAAGCCTGCGGTCAGCCCTATTTAGGGCAGCATCTTGAGGCGTGCTGCTATGCGGGTGCGGTTGTGGAGAGCGAATTAGCCTGATTTGATTTTTGCGCCCCGCAGGGCTGGCCACTGCTGCGGGAATAAATAGCGCTGTTGACCGGCCATCAGAAGGATAGCCAATGGCAACTCTCTCCAAAGTCAAGTTCACGTCAGGCTTCCGCCTGATGGATGGGGATGATTTGCAGGCAATGGCGAGTGGCCTTCAGGGCACTACGGCATTTCCTGCGTCCCTTACTCAAGTTCAGCTCGATACGGGTACGAAGACGGCATCTGCCACTGCTGGGGCGGCGACGCTCAACAAGATGGCGGGTGTGATCACCTCTGAGTCCATCACCACTGCGGCCGGGGCGACCTACACGCTGACCCTGACGAACAGCGACATCGCTGCAACCGATCAGGTCTTTGCCAGCGTGTACAACGGCTCCAATGCAGCGGGGATGCCGAACGTTACGACCGTGACGCCGGGCGCTGGTCAGGTGGTGATTGTGGTGCAGAACATCGCGGCTGCAGCTGCGTTCAACGGCACCATCAAGATCGCCTTCTCCGTCTTCAAGAATTAACCCCGTATTTCGTGAAAGGATAAATCTATGTCCGGTTGGCTCACTAACGGCGTCAATGCCGCTTCTGCCGCAAATGGCTCGTTCCCCTTCTCTGGCACCGAGAAGATTCCGATGGACACGGAGCTTGCTAATGGGCAAGCCCCGCAGACCGTCGCGCCGACGACCGCTCAGCTCCTCGGCATGCTGACCAGCACTGGCCCGGTTAACACCCCTTATGCCGCGACCGCGACCATCGACGGTGCGAATGGGCAGGTGCAGACGGTCGACACTCTCACGGGTGCAATTACGCTCTCGTGGAAGAATATCGTCCCCGGCGTGACCTATCGCATCAAGCTGGTCCAGGACGGCACGGGCACCCGTGTTGCGACCCTGACGGGAGGCTCGACCACCTGGAAGGTGTCGGGCTCTCAGTCCACCACGGCGAGCTATGTGGATTGGCTCTCATTCTGGTTCGACGGAACCACCTATTGGGCCACTTGGGACGTCCACTTCGCTTAATCGCATTAGCTGGGGGCGTCTAGCGGCGCTCCCAGCGCGTCATTCTCAGAAGGAATTTAAGTCATGGCTGGTAAGTCGATGGTTGGCGAGGACAGCATCTCCTACGCCGAGAAGTGCATTGAGCGTCAGCAGAAGGGCGACACCGACCACGCCCGCGCGCATCGTGGCAGCGGCCGCGAGAAGGATATGGGCAGCAGCGATCTCGCCAAGGTGCGGAAGCTCTAAGCCGTGGGCAAGCTCAGCACGACAGAGCGCAAGCGGATGGAGAAGAGCCCGTCGAAAGTTGGGCTCCCCTCCAAGGACAAGGCTGGCCCTAAAGGGGGCGCGCCTCGCGGCGACTATCCGATGCCCGACAAGAAACACGCCCGCGTGGCCAAGAGCTACGCCTCGAAAGAGGAACACGCCGGCAAGCTTTCAAAGTCGGCCGAGAAGAAGATCGACGCCAAGGCCGACAAGGTTCTCGGCAAACGCAAGTACAAAGGCCACGTCATCAGCCCCAAATCCGAGCATGAGCAGGTTCATGTCCGCCGGGTAGCCAATGGCTTCATGGTTCGTCACACCATGAACCATCCGCAAAAAGGCTACATGGAATCGGAGCACTACACCGACGAGGCTCCAAAGATCCGGGTCAAGAAGTGAAATCCCGAATGCGGGTGGACGCCTATTCCCCCGCGTCCCGGATGGTCGGGATGGTAAGCATGGCCCCTGGAAAACAAGGGGACAGGCTCAAGCCCAAACCCTCCAAGAAGCGCAAGCGCCTCAATGCGGTTCGTTGACAAGCTTCTGCGCTCATTAGGTTTCGCCAAAGGAGCCGATCCCGTGCCGCTCAAGAAGGGCAAAAGCCGCAAGGCATTCTCAGAGAATGTCCGCATCGAAGTCAAAGCGGGCAAACCCGTCAAACGGGCCGCCGCCATCGCTTATTCCGAGAAGCGGCGCAGCAAGAGCCGGAAGAAGAAATAGGAAGGCGCCTCCAGCGCGAGGGCCGAGGAGAAGATGACGCTGCCGAGCAGACCAACCAGGGCTGGCGCATCGGAGCGCAGCAGGTGATGGGATGAGGAAGCGGCTTCGACGGTTTCGCCGAAGGTTCGCCAAGGCCCGGGCAAATCTCCGGTACCGCTTCATCGGGCGCCGGGTGCGGACCAAGGCTTGCGAGTTGGCGGCGATGGTCTTGAGCACGCGCAAGGAAACGGAATCGCTGTCTCCGCTGGCCTTCTCTCTGGCGGTATTCTTCGAGCTCTACATCATGAGCGGCGCGTCGGCTGTTGCCAAAGACTTCGGCCCCAAGGGACCAGTGAAGCTTCGGGAAGTGCGTAGAGCAAGCGGCGGCGAGATAGCGTGAGCTGGGGTCTCCCGCGCGCCCCTCAAAATAGTAACAGCCGCAACAATTTGGACGCTGAGAACAGCAATGGCCTTTAAGAAAGGCGAGTCAGGCAATCCAGGCGGCAGGCCAACGAGAGGGAAAATCCTCACCGACGCTTTGATTACTGCGCTTCAGCGCGAAGCCAAGGATTGCGACGGAAAGCCAACTCGCCGCCTTTACGTGGTTGCGGACGCTTTAGTGAGACGCGCGCAGGAAGGCGACATCGCGGCTATCCGCGAAGTCTTCGACCGCGTTGAAGGCAAAGCTGAGGCGACCACTAACATCAACGTGAAGCGGGATGCTCGCGAATACACTGACGCCGAACTCGCCTCCATCATCGCTCAGTCCGTCGCAAGCCGCGCAGGAGTTGATGAACCGCCGGCAGGCGAGGGCGAGCCTGGCTCGGTACATTGACTATCTGGAACTGGGTTTGGTTCCGGCTCGCCATCATGTTCTGCTGCTCGAGGCCCTAGAGGCGGTTGAGCGTGGCGAGTGTCCGAGGCTCATGGTCTGCATGCCGCCGGGCAGCGCGAAATCGACCTACGTCAGTCAGATATTTCCAGCCTATTATCTCGGCCGCCATCCTGAGCGCAGCATTATCGCGGCGAGCCATACGCAGGAACTTGCCGAGCGGTTTGGTCGGAGGGTGAGGAATATCTACGCGGGTGTCGAGCACCGGAATGTGTTCGGGGTAGGGATCGCGGATGACAGCCAAGCCGCTGGTCGCTGGGACACGAGCCAAGGCGGCGAGTATTTCGCGGCTGGTGTTGGCGGTTCGATCACCGGTCGCCGAGCCGATCTCGGGATCGTCGATGATCCCGTGAAGAGCCGCGAGGACGCCGATAGCGAGCGCTCACGTGAAAAGGCTTGGGACTGGTACGTTAACGATTTTCTCACCCGACTGAAGCCTGGTGCGTCTCAAATCGTGGTCATGACGCGCTGGCATGATGACGATCTCGGCGGGAGAATTCTCGAGCGGGAGCGCGAGAAGTGGCGGGTGATTGAGCTCGCAATGGAAGCGCTGCCGGGCGATCCTCTCAACAGGAAAGCCGGAGAACGTCTCTGGCCGGAATGGTACACCGACGACATCGTTGAGACGGCCAAACGAGATGTCCGAGGGTGGAATGCTCTCTATCAACAGCGCCCCACCAGCGACGAAGGCGACTATTTCAAGGCCGATTGGTTCATCGAATACGATCAGCCCCCGAAGGATCTGAAGCGGTACGGGGCCTCTGACTACGCCGTGACTGAGGGTGACGGCGATTTCACCGAGCACGGCATCTTCGGGCAGGACTTCTCGAATAACCTTTACGTGCTCGATTGGTGGAGAGGACAGACCACCTCAGACGTGTGGATCGACAAGAAGTGCGATCTGATCCTGCGCCATAATCCAAGCTGCTGGTTTGGCGAGGCGGGGCCAATCCGCAGGGCAATCGAGCCCTATATGCTCAGGCGCATGAATGAGCGGTTAGCCTTCTGCCGGATCGAATGGCTGCCGAGCATCGCCGACAAGACGACGCGGTGCCGACCGTTTCAAGCCCTGGCCTCAATGGGCAAAGTGTTCATCCCCAAGAATGCGCCCTGGAAAGCCGACCTGATGGGCCAGCTTTTGAGGTTCCCTGCCGGCAAATTCGATGACGGCGTTGATGTCTGCTCCTTGGTGGGCAGAGGACTTGAGTTCATCCGAGGGCCGAAAGCCCCGAAGACGGAGAAAAAACCCCCTCAGATGCCCTTGAGACAGAACGCATGGATGGCACGCTAATGGCCGACGAGATTAACGGCTGGAAGCCGCCCCTTATTTATGACCTAGGTCGAGACGAGCGCCGTATTGCGACTCAGGAAGATGTCGACCGGCTAATGCACGTCACGCGCATTCTCGCGGCCTTTAAGGCGGACGTTGAAGAGGCTCTCAGAAAGACAAATTCGGCACTCGGGGCCGATCGGTCGGAGATAGATGGCTGACGACGCCAACCGCCCTGCGGAATCCGACAGCGAAGACGAGAAGATCATCAAGGAGGCCAAGCGGCGCTTCAAGCGCGCGCAGGATTGGGAGTCGCTTGCCCGCAAACGGTGGTTGGAGGACGTCCGCTTTGCCAATGGCGATAGTGACAATCTCTGGCAATGGGACGGCGCGGTTAGAACCCGCAGGGAACAGGAACAAGAGCCTTGCCTAACGATCAACAAAGTTCGTCAGCACAACCTCAACATCCTGAATGATGCCCGGCAGAATCGCCCCGGGGTGAAGATCAAGGCGACTGGCTCAGGCTCGAGCTACAAATCCGCGCAGGTGTTCGAGGGCATCGTTCGGCGCATTGAATATATCTCCAACGCCGCCTCTGCCTACGACACGGCGATGAAGTTCCAGGTTGACGGCGGGATCGGCTACATCGAGCTCGCCACCGACTATGCGGGCGATGACACCTGGGACCAGGAAATCTTTATCCGCCGCATTGCCGATCCGCTCACGGTCTACCTCGACCCCGACGCGAAGGAAGCCGACAAGTCGGACGCGAAGTTCGGGTTCATCTTTGTCGATATGGACCGCGACCAGTTCGACAACGATTTCCCCGAATACAAGGACAAGGCGGGCGTCGCTCCTCTAGGCGACACTGAGGGCAACGACTGGATCAACGATAACAAGGTCCGCATCTGCAAATATTACAGGTGCTTTGAGAAGAAAGACCGGCTCGTTGCCTTCACCGACCCGAACACGGGGGTTAAGTCGGTTGTCAGGGTCAGCAAGGTTCCCAAGGAGATTCTGAAGCTCGTCACCGATGACCCTGAGACGAAAACACGCGAGATTGTTGACAACGCGGTTGAGTGCCATCTGATCATCGGAAACTCGCTGGCCGAGACGACCGAATGGGCCGGGAAATATATCCCGATCATTCCGGTGATCGGCGAGGAGTTGGTTGTCGATGGCCAGATGGACCGCTGGGGCCATACTCGCGCGGCCAAAGACCCGCAGCGGATTTATAATTACTGGTCCAGCTCTGCCGTTCAAATGGTCGCATTGCAGAGCAAGACGCCCTATGTGGCTCCTGCCGATGCTATTGAGGGCTATGAGACCTATTGGGAGACGGCGAACCGAGATAACTTTTCGGTGCTGCCATACAACCAATACACGGATGAGGGCAAGGAGCTAACTCCTCCCGCTCGCCAAGAGCCGCCTGTTATGGCTCAAGCCTATCTCCAAGGGATGACGATTGCCTCGGACGAGCTAAAGGCCGTTTCTGGCCAGTTCCAGGCCGACATGGGCGAGCCCAGCAATGAGAAGTCTGGCCGGGCCATCCTGAATAGGCAGAGAGCCGGCGACCTCGCCACGGCGCACTATATGGACAATCTGCGCATGGCGATTCGCTGTGTGGGCAAACAGCTGATCGACCTCATTCCGAAGATTTACGATACCGAACGGGTATTGAAGATCATGGCGGAGGACGGGACCGAGCAGGAAATCCGCATCGACCCGAACGCCACTGAGGCTTATTTCGAGCAGCGGCAAGAAGACCGGGAAGCGATCAAGAGCGTCTTCAATCCCTCTGTCGGCAAGTACGATGTGGAAGCCGATGTCGGCCCGGGGTACGCCACTCGCAGGCAAGAAGCATGGGATGCGTTTGTTGAGATTGCCACGAAGTCGCCCGACATCATGCAGAAGGCCGGCGACCTCATGTTCCGGGTTGCCGACTTCCCGATGGCCGATGAGTTGGCCGAGAGATTCCGAAAGCTCCTGCCGCCCGAGATAACGGGCGAAGCGCCGCCGCCGCAATTGATGGCCGCTCAGCAGCAGATTCAGAAGTTGAGCCAAGTCGTGGCGCACATGACCGAGGAGAACGCCAAGCTCCAGATCAAGCTGAAGGGCAGGGAACAGCTTCGGGACATTGAATCGTATCGGGCGGAGACGGATCGGTTCGAGGCGCTTGGCGAGCAGGCGATTGCCGCCGATCCGGATGGCCTGCGGCAGGTGGTTCACCAGCTTGTCCAGGAAGCTTTGGCCAACACTCTCGCTCCCGTTTTGGCCGCCTCTGCGCCTGACTTGAAACTCGCATCTCAGCAGCCCAGCGAGGAGGAGATGGCGCCTCCTGCGCAGCCTCAGCAGCCCCAACCACAACCGATGGCGATGCAATGAGCGACCGCGCCCAGAAGCTTTATAATTATTGGGCTAGTATGCACAAAGTCCCCAGCGCAGAAGAAATCTCTAAACGCCTAGAGAAAGCCGCCGTGCCGTCGCCGTCGATGTTGCCGGACTATATGGCGACTCCTGGGACTCACTCCGCAATGGCCATTCGCCAGCTCCGCGCCGACCTCGACGCTCTGGCTGCTGTCATCGGAACCTTCAACCTTCGCCTGACCGACATCGAGCGCAAGCTCAACGAGGCGATGGACCAAATCCGCATGTTGAAGCGTCCTATGGCGGATAAGCCCAAGGCTGACCGGCCCGCTGGCTATAGGTGGATGCGGTGACTAGAGAGGATACGCGCAAACTGGCACTTGCGATGCGCGCGCACGCGAACGAGGTTCACAAGCAAATGCTTGAGGCGATGGGCGCGGGTGATTTCGAGAAATTCCTTGAAATTAGGGAAGAGCGCGACCGGCTTATGAAAGAGGCGCGGGAATTGGCGATGAACTTTAGGAATGCGGTTTAATGACGCGCGAGCAGGCGATTGACGAGGCGGTGCGGCGCACCTCAAGGGGGCGGCGCTTAGGGGCCCTTGAGGCAGAACTGGCGAACAAATCATCTTACGTTGGTGTCTTGATGTTCGCTCAAGGTGTCCGCTCCGAGTTCCGCCGCATTTGTAAAGAGCGACGCTGGCGGCTGCCGGCCCAAGAACATTGGGACAGTATATGAGAACCAAAGACGCCCGCATGGTCCACTGGCGCATCAAGCAATGCGCCGAGGAGATGGCGGGGGCGTTCTACGAACTCCAGGCCGGTAGAGATGATCGGTTCTACAGGGAATGGCCGAGCGTCAATGTCTTCGTCAAGAAGAACTGGCGCAACTTCATCGTGGCGGCTCGAGGCTGTCTTGCCACCATCCTTGGGCGCAACTCCACCGACCCCAAAGTGAGAGCCGAGATTTACGAAGCCCTCACGCTTGACGGCACGTTGCCATATTCGATTCAAGAAGCGCAGATCACCAATATCCCGCACTGAACTCGCGGGGCGTGGCTCCTCCTGGGGGCGCGCTGGCCGTCCTAGCGTACCAAGCGTTCCTGCGTGGCCTCCCGCGCCTCGGCTGCCTTTGGCAGCATCATTCTAGGGGTCAAGGAACGCAAGCCAGCACTTAACAAGGAAGCCGCCATGTACCTTGAAATGAGCGAGCCTGAGCTGCTTGGCGCCTGTGGCGACAATGCTTGGAAATGGGCTGAGGCATTTAAGGAGATCGTCGTTGACAGTGGTCGTCCAATTGATCACGGGTGGCTCGTCGGGTGGTTCGCAAACGCCATCGAACGATCTTCCGTCGTTCGCCACGCCGCGCAGATGGACGCATCGTCCAGAGCCTGATCGGCGGATCAGGCTTTTGCAGATCGCGACAGGGCAGCATCACCTAAATCGGTCTTTTGATAGGCGGCATTTGCGAGCTTATGGCTGGCACCGTCGATTCTAATTGACCGCGATCCCGTAGCCGTGCGGTTCACGGCGCTAAAATCCCATAGGGAAACCCGTGGCAGACGAAAACCAGATCCAGGAGCAAACCGCTCCTGAGAATACGCCTGTTGAGACTCAACAGACCGAACAGCCGACAGAACAACAGGTCGCCGAGGGCCAAACTCAGCCCGAAAGCGGCGAGCAGCAAGCTACCGCTCCCGAGAAGCCCGCGCGCATTCATAGCACCATCCAAGCTCGGATGGACCAGCTCACGAAGGCGCGCAGAGAAGCTGAACGGGAAGCCGCTGCTCTGAAGATCGAACTGGAGCGGTACAAGACTGGGAACCAGTCCAAGCCTGCTGACGGCGCAACAGAAACGCCAGAAAGAACCACAGAACGCCAGCCTCCCGACGATGTGGTTATCCAGCAGAGAGCCGAACAGCTTTACCGGCAGAGGCTCTACCAGGAGCGGGTGAACAGCACGCTCTCTGCCGGCAACAAGGATTATCCCGACTTCACCGAGCGCTGCAATGTCGTGGCCAGCTTGGGGGCGGGAGATAACCCCACCTTCATGGAGATCGTGACCGATCCCATGATTGTGCCGGATGGTCACAAAGTAATTGCCTCGCTTGCGGACGATCCCAACGAGGCGGCGCGCATCCTAGCCCTTCCTCCCGTGGCGATGAGCGCAGAACTCGCGAGGTATGCAGCAAGAGTGGATACGCCCGCAAAGCCCAATGGCAAAGCCGCTCCAGCAGTTTCGAAGGCTCCGCCGCCGATTAAGCCCCTCACCGGGAGCGCCAAGGCGAGCGATGAGCCTTCCTCGGACGACAGCGACGATGAGTGGTTCCGCAAGCGCGCGGCGCAGCGGCAACAGCGTCGTGGTCGTTCGCTTTAACTAAAGCCTAAGCCGTTCGGGACGCGGCCAAACGTCCCGTTCCCCTCGCTCTAAAGCGGCCGAACTCGAGGACCGGCCAGCTACAGGCATGGATGCGCCGTCAGGCTCGTCTCCTTTCTTCCATGCGCTGCGTGTGTGGTGCCGACGTACAGGCACCGTGCAATCAGAGCAATGAAGGAAGATTCCCATTAGTAATTCTCTGTTGACTATTGACATGATCACGCGCGAAGCCGTGCTCTTGTTCTTGAACTCGAATGCCTTTATTGGCAACATCGAGAAACAATACGACGACTACTTCGCGAAGACTGGCGCGAAGATCGGCGATACCCTCCGCATCCGGTTGCCCTCGGATTACACCGTGGCGACTGGTCCTGCTCTCTCGGTGCAGGACACCAACCAGCAGAGCACCACGCTCACCGTTGCGACTCAGAAGCACGTTGACGTGTCGTTCAGTTCGGTCGAGCGGACCATGAGCTTGGATAACTACTCCGAGCTTGTGCTGGCCCCGATGGTCAACAACCTCGCGGGCGCGGTCGCGGCGGACATCATGAGCGGTGTCGAGGGAGGTGTTTGCAACCTCTCGCAGAACACCGACAGCAACAGCAACATCATCAGCCCGACTGCCGATACGTGGCTCGATGCTGGTGCATCGCTGGACCTGAACTCCGCTCAGGTTGCCGACCGTAAGGTTGTCGCCTCTCCGCGCACGATGGCGCGTAGTGTCTCGAGCCTGTCTGGCCTCCTCAATCCCCAGCAGAGCATCAGCCGTCAATATGAGAGCGCCCGCATTTACGACGCCCTCAATTTCGAGTGGTTCCAGGACCAGACGGTTCTGACCCACACGAGCGGCTCGTTCACCGCCGGCACCGTGAGCGGTGCGAACCAGACCGGCACGACCATCACTCTGAACGCGATTACCGGCACTCTGGCAGTTGGTGACATCATCACCTTTGCCGGCGTCAATGCCGTCAACCGCGTGACGAAGGTGGATACCGGCGAGCTTCGGCAGTTCGTCGTGACCGCTGCGGTGGCTTCTGGCGGCACGTCCGTCACCATCTACCCGGCGCTCACCCCGCCGAGCAGTGGCAACGCCGTGCAGTATCAGACCGTCACTGCCTCTCCGGCGAACAGTGCGGCTCTGAAGCTGGTCACTCAGGCCTCCGGCCAGTACCGCATGAACATCGCCTACGCGCGTCAGGCCATCACGATGGTCACTGCCGACCTGGAAATCCCGGCCGGCGGCATCATCGAAGGCGCGCGCGCGAAGAAGGACGGGATCACGATGCGCATGATCTCGCAGTACATCATCGGCACCGACCAGACGGCCACTCGTCTCGACGTGCTGTATGGGTACTTGTTCGTGCGGCCTGAGTGGGCCGTGATCGTCGCAGATAAGCTGTAAGCGACAAAGGGAGGGGCGAGCAATCGCCTCTCCCTCTTCTTTATCTGGAGAATGAATGGACCTCTGGGCGCGTCTTCACCCCAACCATCCCGCACCCCGCTCTGTCCCCACGGAATATCCGAAGTGGGTTGACGGCAAGCTCGTGCATTCGCGCGAGGAAGAGACGCGCGCTGAGGTTGGCGAGGAAGTGGAAGCGCCGGAACCGAACAGGCTCTTTACCCCTCAGCCGGAAATCACCGAGAAATCTCGGCTTCAGCTTGAGGCGCAGTCTTTGGGCATCGGGGTGGATCGGCGCTGGGGCGAGAAGAAGCTTCGCAAGATGATTGAGGGCCATCGTTAATGGCGACTGTCGGCGACATCGTCACGCTCGCTCTGAAGAAATCCGGCGCCTTGGGTGTCGGACAGTCGGCGCTTGCCGAGGACACGACCGACGCCTTCAATGAAGCCAACTATCTCCTTGCCCAATGGAACCGCAAGCGGTGGATTGTCTATCACCTCATCGACACCGCCAAGACCTCGACGGG